CCAATAACTGGATTTCTTCGCGTTGCGCGTTGTGCATGCCCTTGTGGGCCGCCATCATGATCTTCGTGCTCTGTTCCACCTGCGCCATGATGGAACCGACGGGAATGTCCTTGACGCCCTCGCCGACCTGGATTTCCGCGGCCTGGCCCAGCGCCTTGCACTGCTCGGTGATCTTGTCCATCAAGGTCATCAGCCCGGGCGTGACATCCTTGTAGACGCTGTTGGTGACCACCTGGTTGATCGGCATGTTGCCGGTCTCGATCGCGCGGAACTCGCCCGGCGACAGTTTCATGTCGGTGTTGATCTGTCTCCCGCCGAGTTTGGCCACAAACCCGCCGGGAAAATTGGCATACATGCCGGCGTCGAGCGCCTCCCGCCACGCCGCGGTCATCGCCGCCGACGAATTGCCCAGCACATTGAGCATGCCGGTGCCATAGAACCCCGGGCCTGGAATATACGGGTATTTGATGAACATGCGCAGGCGGTTGCAGTGCTCGTCGTTCTCGTCCCAGTCGCGGCGGACCGCCAAGACCTCTTCGTTGTCCTTGTCGATCGTCACCAGATAGGGCAGCGGAATGCCCTGGCCCTTGAACTTGGATTTCTTGGGAATGAAATCGTCCAGGTCCAGTTCGCACTGGGTCTCCCAGATCGTATAGGGCTTGTCCTCGGGGCGGTCCTCGACCGCAGCCACGCCCTGAATGGCCGCCACCTTGGCATCGACCGCATTGGGTTCCGGATTGGGTTGCGCGCCGCCGGTCTTGCGGTAGGCGCCGATCAGTTGCATGCGCTTGAACACGGAAGGCCGCATCTGCACCTGGTGGGTGATGCGGCCCGAGGAACGAAAATCCTTGGTGGCGTTGGAAACGATCAGATCCTTTGCCTCGACCATCTCAGAAACCGGGCGTCGCCGCATAGGACAGCGATAGACCTTTTTGAAACCCGCACCACCAAAATAGGTACCCCACAATAGCATATGCGACGTTTCCGGATAGTACTCCGAAGCAGTAACCGTAAGGTAGTGGTTGACACCGCGTTCCAGTATTTCGGCATCGCTGTCTTCCTGGGTGGATTCGTTGCCGTCGGACTTGATTTTAGCCGGCCCACCAGCCGGAAGCAGCTCGGCCTCGGCATTGGCCCAGCCTTTAAGGCACGCCTCGAGCAGGAGGGGATTGGTGACTTTCGATATTTGCGGACCGGTTGACGCATCGGAGACATCGCTGGATGGTTCCACCAATTCCAGGCCGAGCAGGGTCAGACCCCTGGTCATATCGGCCAGCTTGCCCTGGCGGGAGGCGTCGTCGGCCTTGATGCCCTCAATCAGGTCATTGGTGATGGTGGAGAGTCTGACCCCCGCCACCTTGTCGATCAGGTTATCGAACCAGTCGCCATCGTCCTTCTGGCCAAAGCCGGGGCGCTTCTCGTCCAGTCGGACCACAACGCCGCCATCGCCGGTTTGTTCCGTGACAGTCCCTGTGTCCGGATCGACGTGGATGGTGAGATCGTCGTCCTCGACATGGACGGAAATCGGTTCTGCCTCGGCCATGTGGCGATACTACCACAAGGGAAATCAAGGCGAAAGTGTGCCCTTACCCGCCGATCGGGACTTAGCACGGCGGAATCTGCGCTGGAAATATGCGCGAGATTTCATGCTGTCGAGAGGAGTGTTCCATCCACGTTTTTCAGCAATGACCGCAACCCGATTGGCATTCCAAGCAGTATAGCGCTTGAAAGCTCGGTTCACGCCAGCGGGATCATGGCTCATCCCTGGGCCGACTGCTTCAACAGTTCCCAGATCCGATCCTGGTACTGCTCCGGGGTTTCGCTTTGCTTGGACGCGGCAATCAGCACCGGCTCGCCGGTCGCCGGGTCCGCTGGCTTCGGATAGCTCTCGTCCACGGCATCGGCCTGCTTGCCCGTGCCATAGATCATCTGCCAGATCGCCGATTCGGTCATGGCCAACGCCTTGAAATCTTCCCGCCACGGCTGGCGCGGAGGCTGTTGCCACTTGGAATAATCAAAAATCATCATGTCTTCACCACAGATGGTCGTGATCGCCCTGCTCCGCGGCGTACATCGCCACGCTCACCAGCACGATGATAACGCCAAATGCCAGCAACAGATAGCCCGTCTGTTCCCAACTCATGCTTTCTCCGGCAGCGTAACCTTGGCCTTTTTGGCCACAGCCTGCAACCTTCCGATCCGGGTAACAGGCCGCTTGCGCGCCATCCGCTTCAGCAGGAAAGCCGAATGCTTGGCGGTGCGATGATTGACTCCCCAACTCAATTGGGCAGCCACGTCATCAAGATTGTCCAATTCCTTGCTCATGGATTATGCCTGCAACCCTTGCGGAACCCGTTGGGACGAATCCGAAACGGCTCATATGGAAAATTGAACCAGCGCTCGGTGACATATTGCGCGAACAGATTTTCGACCGCCCAACGCCGTCTCATGGTGCTGATCACGGAGCCAGCCGCTCCGCTTCCTCGTCGGACCATTTGGCCACTGTCATGCAGGCGCAGAGCAGAAAGCCCGCCGTGCCACCGACCATCAGGGACGCCAGAATAATCAGGGTCAAGGTCATTTTGTGTAATACCTTTGCGCTATATCGTCTATTTTCGTCAGTACCTTCTCGTGGTCCGCGATCGAGGACTCCCGCCATGTCACCGGATCAGTGTCGCAGATGTCCACGATGTCCCGCAGCAGGCCGCGCAGCCGGTCGATTTCCTTCAAGGCATCAAGCAGCGCCGTGCCGCTATCTTCCGAATAATATTCGGCGCGGTCGATCTCCCGCTGCAATTCAATGGCCGACCATTGGGAAATCATTTCAGGATGTCCTTCGGCTTGTCAGCCACGAATTGGTCCAACTCATGGTCCAGGCTGGGCGACACCGGAGCCAGAGGCGTGTTGGCAATGAACCGGCCGACGATATCCGTTAGATTGCGGGTGCAATTACTGCACAGATCACGAGTATTATGCTGCGGTCCCCAGTTGTAGCTGGAGACACGCTCAGTCGAGTTGCACCGATCGCAGAATATTTTGGTCGCCATCTCAATGCCTCGGCTCGGTCAATTCCAGCAGGACCCGTTTCCGTTTGGCCAAATCCAGAAATATCGGGATGTGGTGCTCGGCAAGGTCCAACGCATCATCTTCGCTCATGTCAAGTTCCGCCATCACCTGGGCCAATGCCCTGACGAACACCACGCCTATCTTCTGCGTGGCTTCATCGCCATGGCCGAAATAAGCCCGACAACTTCTCAGCAACTGATCACACATCAGCGCCGTCTCTTCGTTGGTTTGATGAGAGTCCATCAATGCCTCGGCTTGATGATCTTGCTCGCCACCGCCTTCGCCACCGTCTTCTCGCCCGCCGCCAATACCGCAGCTAAAATCTTGGCCTTGAGTTCATCGCAGCCAAGATTCAAGCCCCCCGCATTCGATCCGCCCATCACGCTGGCAAAGCCACTGTCGAAACACGCCACAATTCCAATGGTGTTGATCTTGCCCTCGAGCGCCTGCGCCAGCGCCTCCTTCAACACTTCCACGATGGCGATCTGATCCTGACTAAGCGAGGACTGTGGCGGTAATATGCTCATTTCTTCTCCTGTTGCGCCATCTTGAATTGAATGCGCGCCATCTTCAATTGAATGCGCAGGCTCACGATCTCCACCACGGCGGCCTGGCAGATCTCAGATATCTTGCCCGCATCAAGTTCCACCAGTGCCGTGAGACGATCCACTACATCCATCATGGCGTGATCGTTCATTTCGAGGATGCCCATTTCTGCTACCTAACGAAAAGTCAAGTGCCCGATATTCGCCCGATATTCGCCCGATATTATTTGATGTACCCCAATATGGTAAGCGCGATCAGAAAGTCACAGACGCTGGCGAGGATGATCCAAGCCCCGCTGGGGCTGGGCTGGATCTTGCAGTGCAGCAGACACACCGCCCAGGTCAGCATTTATTTGATGATCCCCAGCTTGCGCAGCTTGTCGCCGTCGGTGGCGCTGAAATAAGCCTTGTTGCCCTCCCAGCGGGTGGGGTGAATGTCCACCGCTTGGGCTCTGGCCACGATGCCGTCACGCTTACGGATCAGGGCATTGCGCTTCTGCATCGCCTCGACCGCCTGTTGTAGTTCATCCCCTGTCATGATTTCTTCTCCTGTTGCCGGCGGGGACGAAGGACATCTTCGTAATAGCTAACGGAATACTCGTCTTTCGGAACGCATGAATTGAGAACGATGCCGCGGCCGAGGTCGTCGTCATCGCAGAAAATCGAGTGAATGGCACGGCAGCCTGGGCAAACGAAATCATAAGCACTCACGACTTTTTCTCCTGTTGCCGGCGATACCAGGTGCGCCGGGACATACCCGCCTCTTTCCACGGTTCCACGCGTTCGTTGCTCAAGTGGATCAGGCTTTGGAGCGGGCGACCTTTGCGGCTGCCCGTCGTTTCCGCATGTATTCCCGCTGGTAGGCCAAGCGGTCGAAGCCTTTGGTCGCCATCAGCGTCTTGTCGGCGTCCTTCGCCAGCGGCTTGGCCACTCTCTTCGGAACGACAAACGTGGAACCTGACTTCGACCTTGGCTTGGGACCAGACGTTGATCTGGCAGCCGCAACCGGGGCAGCAGAAGTCGTAACGGCGCTCGTCGGACATATCCGCTCCCAGTGGCGTTCGCCGCACATCTTGCATTTCGGTGCTTCCATTGGCAGTCTAACAAGCACGCCTGTTAGTCTTACGCAAGCCCTAAACCGGATATAGCGCAGTTTTCTTTTTCGGCAGCATCAGCCCCACGCGCTCTTCCTCATAATGCTGCTCGTCGGTCGGCGACCAGCCATTGTCACGCAGATATTTGATGGCCTGCGATACACTGTCGGTCAGATCGTTGTACTTGTGGCGAGGGAATACTTCCATTTCTTCAATGACTTGTTCGGCCCATTCGCGATCGGGCGCATACACGTAGCGGCCCGAGAGGGTGGGCTGCACGGCCAGTGCCCGGGAATATTTGTCGCCCTTGACCGGGCAGAG